TGATCTCATTGTATATGTGTGATCGTATTCGTGTGCTTGCCAACTATGGAATCTATCCTTTATTAAATTAGACGAGTTATAAGACACCATCTGATCTCCTACACAATTATTACATGTGTGTGCAAACTCATCATGATCAAATCCTTTATGCATACTACCTGACTTACCATACAACTTAGGTTTAATTTCGTATGGAGGATCTAAGTAAGTAAAAGTCTCTTTACTATTTGGCATCATGTGAAGATAACTAAGATGTGTTATAGACCACCTCTCAATTACTTGTTCATAGAATCTAAGTTTTTCAATACCTCGCATTGAAAAGTTTGAATCTGATGCTTGAGGAGAAAATGATGAAGACTCAGAGAGACCACTAAAACTACATTTGTTAATAATATAGAATGAAACAGCGATATGGAAATCTTCTTTTTTACTTTGGGCAAGATAATCTTTTGCCTCTAAGAAAAGACCTCTTGCTGATGATGGATCTGGGTATCTTGTTTTCAACTGTATAAGTTCATTGTACAATTCAATACCTTGAGTCTGTAAGACTCTCCAGAACGTTGCTAAAGGTGTGTATAAATCATTGACCCATATATCTAAGTGTGGATACATCTGCGACACATACAAAGCAACACTACCACCTCCTAAGAATGGTTCACGAAACTCTGTATAATTATGAAAGTCTGGAAAGTATTGTGCCATCTTCTTTACAGCACGAGACTTGCCACCAGGATATCTTAGTGGAGTTTTAAGATACATCGAAACTACACTCCACCATAATTTGAGTTAAACATGCCAATAGGTTAATCTCTTGATCAACAACAAATGCTGCCTTGTACTGGTAGTCTGCAATAATTAATATTGCTGCAGGTATACTTGGAGGTGTCATGATAGTAGCAAGACTATCGTATAACATTCTCATAATAGATTGAGGATCACTATCTATATTTTGTGTGACCCACTTCTTGACATCATTAAACTTCTTTGCTTTCAATGATGCAACTAAGGTATCAATCTTAGCATCCCCTAAGGTAGCAAGGATACCAGTATCAATACTTCCAGTAGATGCATACCTTTGTAATTCATTTAAGGTACGTCTAAAGTCTGGGAAGTATTTGTTGACAACTTCAGCAAGAACCTTCTCTGAGAAAGTAATTTCTTCAGCAGTAAGTATACCTTTACATCTTGCAAAGAATGATGCTGCAAGTTGCTGTTTCATTTTACCACGAACATTGAAATCTATTACAGTAGTTCTACTGTGTAGAGGTTCAATGATCTTGTTCTTGAAGTTGCAAGTAAATATAAATCTACAATTCTTTTGGAACTCTTCTATCGATGCACGAAGTAAGAGTTGTACATCTGGTGTAGTGTTGTCTGCCTCATCGATGATAAGGACTTTGTGCTTTGCTCCTGCTGTAAGTGATACAGTTGCAGCAAAGTTTTTTGCTTGGTTTCTGACGGTATCGAGGAATCTCCCCTCGTCTGATCCATTGATGACATAGAAGTCTGCTCCTAATTCATTACACAATGCTTTTGCAATAGTTGTTTTACCGACACCTGCTGTGCCTGATAAAAGTAAGTTGGGAATCTCACCCTGTTCTACGAAACTTTTGAACGTAGATTTCACATCAGGAGGTAGAATACAGTGATCAATTGTTTTTGGTCTGTATTTCTCCACCCATAAAAAGTCACTCATAATAATTAATTAAACCCAGTTAGGTTTTCGGTCAGGTATCCTCAAGTAATTATCGCATACCCAAGGTTTAGATGCAATGTATTGTTTGTATGCATCAAAGATTGTAATAGATTTATCATGCTTCCATTGGTCAGGACCTGCAAATACAAATCCTTTAGGGTCAGTATCCTGAGGAGGAAAGATTTTTACAGCATGTTCTATAGTTGATTGACAACTATGTATCTTACCATATCTAAGAGTATATTCAAAGCATAAAGCAAGACCATGTAATATCAACCATGTATAATTATCCTGTGCCCAGATAGTGCAAGGATGATTACGGAATGCACCTTTGTCTGTTTTGTATGGAGTGCCATCTAGTTTAGGTAAGATACCAAATCCATGACCCCACTTCTCTGATGCAACAATAGATAACATTTGACATGTCTCTAGTGGCATCTTGACAATATGTTTATCAGGTAAAACCTGTGCAGACTTTACTGCTGAAGGATCAGTTACAAAGATGTTCATCTAAGTGTTTGGTTCTAAGGCAATGTAGTATTTGATTCCGTCACCTTTGAATAGGGCAACGTTGGTCTTACTTAATACTACATCATAATTACCACTTAGCAACTTTAAGTTTTCAACTTTGAAACAAAAACAAAATTCTTCTGTGGTAGTTCCAACGTCTACTGAATAGTTGTTAGAAGTATCATTCTTTTTATCCGTTACACATAGTTGCATACTCTCACCATCACCATACAAACAAAGATCAGGAAGTTGATATACCATAGCAGCACGTTGTAGTTGCATCAAGATCCTAGATTCAAGTTTGAATTCAACATCTTCAGATGGTAAGTTGATTTCTTTCTCAGGTGCCTGAGTAATTATATCAGGATCGGCATAGAAATAACGTGTCTTAGATTTACCTTTTAGATCACTTACTGTGACATAGTTGGTGTTTGTAGTGTCGATCTTTGGTGCGTCAAACAAAGATAGACCTCCAAGAAAAACTCCCAAGTCGTAGATAGAAATTTGCGAATCAAACTGCTCTTCGACATCGGCAATAGCGAGTATGTTTTTATTAATACTGAGAGTAGAAATCTTATTGCCAGGTTTAATAACAATAGACTTATTGATTGAACAAAAGTTTTTAAGGACTTCAATAGTCGGTTTGGAAATTACGGTCATAATAAATTAATAGTCTTGTGCTGCAAAGTCTGCTGCTGCGTAGTTTGCTTCGTCTCTACAATGGAAATGCATTAGTAACACTCCATAGTGTAGCACCTTTAAGAGATCTTGTCTAGCACTACCCTTCCTATCGTAACGAGAAGCGTACTTTAGAATGTTACTTCTACAGAATGCTTTAGCATCACCACAGGCATCTATTACATCAAGGGTTTGAATCTTATCATTTGCATAATGCTCAGAGTAAGTTCCTTCGATGTAATATTGGAGTTCCTCTAGGAACTCCTTTTCACGATACTTCATCTAGCATCCTCAAGTAATGTTTCGTCATCCTTAGTATACTCTGAATCTTCTCCTGCGTCAACTTTTGTATAAAGATCTAGGAAAGATTGTTTTGTATCATCATCAAAACGATTGACACAGTTTGTGATTGCGGTCAACTTATCGCCAAAGATTTGATATGCTGAAACAATGTGAACCAAACGACGAGTTGTAACAACTTCATCAACACCACCGTCAAAGAATGTCTTACGGATAACACCTGCCCACTTGACTAGGTTGTCTGCAAAATCTTTATCACATCCTTGATTGATTAAGATCTTAGTCTCGATAGCAGTAGATGGATACTCTTGCTCAAATGTAATTGGAAATCTTTCTAGGAATGCTTCGTTAAGAATATTTGTTCCTACGAATCTACCATCATCAGATCCTTTACCTTTAGTGTTAGCAGTAGCAATAACAGTAAATCCTTGAGCAGGTTTTACATACCTACCAATCTTCTTAAGGAATACACCTTTACCTTCTAGGACAGATTGTAAGCATAGAATCTTGTTTGAAGCAAGATCAATCTCATCTAGAAGGAGGACAGCTCCCCTTTCCAAAGCTTCGACCACAGGTCCGTTGTGCCAAACAGTGTCGCCATTAACAAGACGAAAGCCACCAATAAGATCATCTTCGTCTGTTTCGATGGTAATGTTGACACGGATTAACTCCCTTTTGGTTGCAGCACATGCCTGTTCAACTGATAAAGTCTTACCGTTTCCAGATAGACCTGTAATGAATAGAGGATAGAACTTCTTCGATGAGATAACTTTCTTTACAGAAGTATAGTTACCAAAAGGAACGTAAGTATCCTCTTTATCAGGAACATAGTTTGCTTTTTTCTTAGCAGCAGGTGCTTCGTATGCACGTTCAATTTCTTGAATGGTTAGATTCCACTTGCCTATACCTGATTTATAAGACTTAAGTCTTTTACATGCAGTTGCATAAGATACTTTAAGTGTCTTTGCTGACTCGCGGATGTCTCTACATCCAACTTCAGTTCCAACATTATCAGTTAGGTGTTGAACAAGTTGTTCAGTTGTCACAGGGTTTGGTTCAAAAGTCATAGTCTTTGTTTGTCTATACATTTATTATAGCAGGTATATCTGCTTAGTGGCAACAGAGTGGACAGTTATTTATCCGAACACTGCTGTCACACTCACTATTGTACAATTAGGATTTCTTGCTAATGCAACTTTCTTTGCATCATCGTAATCTACAGCGACTACAGTTTCTTCAAAGATCGTACCTGCTTTGAATAGAGTTACTTTACATCTCATGCTATTTGCTCCACGAATGCGTTTAGAAGTGTTTTGTTTGTAGTTTTAGAACCCATGTGCTTTTTAAATGCACGTTGTAGTTCTGCTTTAGTAGCAACCTCACCTTTCTGTTTTACTTCAAGATCTTGGGTATCTTCACCAATACCTCTATCTGGCATATAGAAAGATTCAGAGAATCCAATTTGATTTTTGATTGAGGCAAATCTTTCTTTTCTCCATTGCTTATCAAGAGCATCTATTTCATCAGTAGAGAAACATAAGTTACGAGTAAGACGAGATAGATCATTCTTACTGCATAGTCTAATACCTATCCAGTTGTAATCAGTAATTTCTCTGAAGTAACTTACAATCTCTTTTGTAGTTTCATAAGGACTACTACCAATCTTACGTTGGTAACCAGTTTCTTTATCACGAAGAACAAATACTTTAGTTCTTGTGCTACAGATTTGAGACATTCTCAACTCATCAGAATAAGTAGTTTTCTGCCAGTATGTCATTGGATTTGATTCTCCATCAGTTAAGCATACAACATTTACTTTCTGAACATTCTCTTCTTTCTTGAGAGATTTTACTAATTGACGTGTGCACATAACTGCTTCAGAAAGAGGTGTGCCACCAAGAGTATAATCTTGATGATAATTAATGCGATGTCCATTCATAGCAAACACTTGTCTGTAAATCATCTTACAAGATTTCTCAAGTGACTTAGCATTTTGCTTTGAAGAAAATAATTCAAGAAGTCTGAAATCATCAGAGATACCTAGGTCATTTTCTGTAGCAGTAACCGCTTTGTTATGAATTGGATTTCCATACTCGTCTCTACCATAGTGAGCAAATGAACTCTGAAATGCATACACACGGAATGGAATTTGTGCTTTACGACAGAACCAAATTAGATTGAATGTTTGCTTAAGAGTATCTAATAATCCATACTGCATAGAACCAGACCAATCAAGATGTAAAACTAGACCATGATTCTTACCCTCAGGAACTGTAGTAATTCTTTTGAAAATATCATCACTGATCTTATACTTGTGAAGTGAATTTGTGTTGATAACACCTGTTCTGGATGTTGCTGCACGTTTGTATTCATCAGCAGACTTCTTCATTTCAAATTGTTTTACAAGATAGTTTACAGACTTCTGTGCATTCTTTTTGAAACTTTCATAGTGACGATCACAGTAATCAAGATTCTCTCTTCTATAAGTTTGATTCTCTTCATCCTCATTCTTTGGGTAATACCATTCATTGTAAAACTTTTCAAGATCAGATTGAATTTTACTGTGAGAAATTGTAAGTTTATCGATATCAATTTTAGGAAGATTAAGATATACCCACTCCTTAGCATCATCATCTACCATATCTTCTAGTGATTCTTGTAATGCTTGATCAGTAATACTGGTGCATTCATCTGCCATTGCAGATTCTAACAATTCATCTACCAATTCAGTATCAAAAGAACTCTGATCATAAGAGTGACCACCTATTCCAGAAGAGTCTGGTTTCTGTGCTTTTCTTCCTAGACCTTCTGATAGATCTTCTAGAGAATTGTCTTGACTATCCCAAGGTTGAGTAGGATTGATGATCTCTTGATCAGGAGTTTGTTCTACTTCTTCTTGCTCTCCACCTTCTGACTTACCATCAGAATCACCATTTGATTCTCCTTCACCACCCTCTGCAGTAGTAGGGACAGGTATATCCATTTCTTCTTTGTTCTCTGCATTCTTGTCTTCTGCCCATTTGTATAATTCTCTAGCAAGATCTAAAACATCTTGGAATGTTTCAGTTCTACCTGTTTTTTCTAACCAATGCTTTTCATCATCAGCAAAAGGCATACTTGTATTGCCTTTGAAATATAGATTGATACGATCAATTAATGAGAGACTCTCATGATCTTCATGCTTGACACCGAAGAAATCATCGTTCCATAGTTCTTTATATCCTGCGAAGAAAGACTTACGAAGACCAGGATAGGTACGCTTCATCATCTTTTCGATACGAGCATCTTCTAGAACATTGATGAATGACATAGGAACATCATATTCACCGAATCCTTCAGCAGGTGTGTAAAGAGCATGACCTACTTCATGACCAACTAAAAGATCATACACAGTATCCGATGCATGTTTCCAAATAGGAAGGCAAAGAATACGTTGCTCTACATCAAAGTATGCAGTAGTAACTTGACGGTGTTCAACAGTTAAGTTTTCTGTTGCAAGTAGTCTAGCGAGAGTGCCTTTAACTTCCTGATTGATCATGTGTCTCCTCTTGATATACTTATTATAACAGACTCACGATGAATGTGCCACTTATTGTGCCACTAATTTAACTGTCACATGCACATACTAAATTTCTATCTCCATATACATTATCTATACGGTTGACTGCTGGCCAAAACTTTTGTCTAGGTCGATTAGGAAAGACTGCCTGTTCTCTTGTAAAAGCATATTGCCATGTGCCACAGACTTCTGATTGTGTATAAGGTGCATTCTTTACTATCTCAGGACATTCTTTTATTTCTTGTCTTATCATAATCATTGCATCCACAAATCTTTGCAACTCATCTAATGACTCTGATTCTGTAGGTTCTACCATCATAGTTCCTAAGACTGGCCATGATAGTGTAGGGGCATGGAAACCATAATCCATCAATCTCTTGGCAATATCTTCTGCAGTTACTCCCAGATTACGACAATCAAATATACATTCATGTGCTACCCAGTCACCTTGTCCTTTATATAATACTTTAAAATGAGGATCTATTTTCCTTGCTAACCAGTTCGCATTTAGTAATGCTACTTCTGTTGCAGTACGCAATCCCTTTTCACCCATCATTCTTATATACATCCAAACGATTGGAAGTATACTAGCACTACCATACTCAGCAGAGGATACCTTTTGATCTATGAATGGTGCTAAATGTTTTGCTACACCAATAGGACCTACGCCAGGACCTCCACCTCCATGTGGTATGCAGAATGTTTTGTGTAAATTTAAATGTGATACATCAACACCAAACTCACCTGGTTTACATAGACCAACTTGTGCATTAAAGTTTGCACCATCCATATAAACTTGACCACCAAACTCATGAACGATACTACAGATTTCTCTAATACCCTCTTCAAATACACCATGAGTAGAAGGATATGTAATCATACAACCTGCTAATTCATCCGCTTCTAGACATGCTTTAATTCTTAGATCATGTATATCAATATTACCATCACTATCACAATCTACAGTGATGACTTCCATACCTGCCATAACTGCACTAGCAGGATTTGTTCCATGAGCACTTTTAGGAATTAAAATTTTATTACGTTTCTCTTCATTGACCTCATGATATTCTTTAATTGCTAACAGTCCTGCATACTCTCCCTGTGCACCTGAGTTAGGTTGGAAAGTCATTGAATGAAATCCAGTAACCTCACATAACCATTCTTCTAAGTCTCTGATTATTCTATCATATCCAAAGATCTGACCTGGTGGTGTATGAGGATGTACGTTAGCAAACTCTTCCCATGATACTGGTATCAATTCTGCAGCTGCATTTAGTTTCATAGTGCAACTACCGAGTGGCATCATGCCATGCACCAGTGAGAAATCTTTTGATTCTAACTCATGAATATATCTCATCAAGTTAGTTTCACTATGATACTTATTGAATACTTCTTGTTGTAACCATGGTTTAGTTCTCTCTGGTATGGTTTCCCATTTTTGATCTACAACACCATCCCACACACTTATAATAGTTGATTTTTTTGAATCAAATGTAACTTGACTATTGAGTATATCATATAGAGTATCATATGTAGATGTCTCATCAAGTGATAATGTAATCCAACCATTTTTAACGGTCACATTATACCCATCAACCATATTGATTGACTTAAATCTAACAGTATCAAATCCTTCAGTATCATCAACTTGTATACCACTCCACTTCAATGCACGAAGTAGTGTCTGTCTTAACAACCATATTCTTCTTGCTATTTTTTTAAGTCCTTCAGGTCCGTGATAGATCGCATAGAATGCAGACATGTTTGCTAGTAGTGCCTGGGCAGTGCATATATTACTTGTTGCTTTGTCTCTTCTTATGTGTTGTTCCCTTGTTTGTAAAGCTAGCCTTAGTGCTGTATTACCTTCACTATCTTTAGATTGACCTACAATCCGCCCAGGTATTTTTCTTTTATGTTTATCTGTTGTAGCAAAAAATGCAGCATGAGGTCCTCCATAACCCATTGGTATACCAAACCTTTGCATACTACCAACTGCAATATCAAATCCCATCTCTCCTACAGGTTTCATCAATACCTGACACATAGGATCTACAACTGCAATCCTCATAACCTTATGAACTTCACATAAATTTATTATCCCATGAGGTTCTGTTATCTTACCTTCACTATTAGGCATCTGTATAAGAAACCCAAATGCATCTTCAAAAATATCTAATAGTATTGGTTCATCTAAATCTACAGTTACTATACTGATACCTAATGGTCTTGCTCTTGTTTGTAATACTTGAAGTGTAGAAAAGAAAACTCTACTGTCTACTAAAAATGTATTTTTTTTAGATGAGTTATATGCTAACGTCATTGCTTCTGCTGCTGCAGTGCCTTCATCTAATAGAGATGCATTCGCTATAGGTAGTCCAGTCAACTCTGTGATTAGAGTTTGAAAATTAAATAATGATTCTAATCTACCTTGGGAAATTTCCGCCTGGTATGGAGTGTAACTAGTATACCAACTAGGATTTTCAAATACAGTTCTTTGAATAACTCTGGGGGTGATTGTTCCATAATATCCTTGCCCTATAAGGGACGGTTTTGGTTTGTTTGCTTTCGCAATGTTTTTCAATTCTTTGAGTGCTAGATGCTCATCACATCCCTCAGGTAAATTAGACTCACCTCTGAGTAGTATAGAATCTGGAACAACTTTTCTTACAAGTTCGTCTAGATTAGAAAGACCTAAATCGTCGAGCATCTTTTTTTGCTCTTCCTCTGAAGGTCCTATATGACGTTGTGAAAACATAAATTAACTGTCGTCTGACATACGGGAGAAATCGTTTATTTTTTCAAATCTAAGTGTCCTTAGGAATTTGTCTAACAAGACATCACCCTTGTGTGAGATAACAAATATGTTACTTGTAATACCCAGAGCATGAAGAATTTTTAAAAGTTCGTTTGTTCCTTCTGCATCCAAAGAACTATCAAATACTTCATCAAGTATTAGAAGATTAGTAGCAACACTATTTTTCATACGAGCAACTTCTCTCCATGTAAATAGCAATGCCAAATCAATCTTTGCTTTTTCACCTTCAGAAAAAGATGAATATGAAAATTCATCCCTAAATCTACTTTTGATTATTTCTTTGAACTCTTCATCAAGTGTGAAGTTAACAAAGAAATCCATACTGTGCAGATATTTATTGATTAAATTATTGAAGATAGGAACATACTTTTTAATTATTTGACTTTTGATACCAGAGTCCTTTAATAGATTTCCTATGACTTTATATTCATCAAGAGATTGATGTATCTTTCCACAATCTTTCTGAGTCACTTCTAATTCTTTTTGAAACTTAACTAATGATTTTTTCTCTTCTTTGATCTTAGGAGTATTTGTTTGTAGTTCAACTATCTCATCAGATATTTTAAGATTATCCATGGATAAACGTACGATCTCTCTTTCTACAGAAGTTACTTTACTACGAGTCTCCATCAGTTTTTGTGATATACTTTCCATCTCCTCCACAATATCAATAGCGTCAGAAATTTTATCACCCAAATTCCTAAAATCTTTTGTAAGATTCTTACCTTTAGTTTCTAAACTACCCACCATTGATTCTTTAAAATCAAATTCAATACTTTGAGAACAGGTAGGACATTCATCATGTGATCTAAAAAACTTAAGTTGTTTGGCAGCAGACTTTAACTCTGAATTAATATCAGATTGTTCTTGACGAAGATCACCTAATACTGATTTGTGATTATCTGCATCTTTTAAATCTACACTAAGACTATCTACTTCTTCTTTTAATTTATCACGCTGCTCTTCTTCCAGTTTAATTTTTTCATTATTGTTTTCAATTTTACTTTTCTTATCTTTCTGACGAGTTGCACTTACATCAGTAAGAGTGTTAATAATTCTTTCTTGATTGTTTACACGTTCTTCTGCAATGTGAAGCATATGATCACAATCACGTTGTTGTGACATAGCAGTTCTAACACGATCTTTAAGGATCGTATTCATTTGGGAGAAGATGTTGATGTCAAGTAAATCTTCAATAACTTCTCTCCTGACAGGTGCGTTGAGTTGCATGAAGGGGACAAATGTGGATGAACCCAAGATGACGACCTGTGTAAAGGATTTAAAGTTGAGTTTGAGAACGGATTGTTCGAGATACTTTTGAGTGTCTTTGGCAGCAGCATCTTGGTCAACCATCTTATTATTCTTGTAGACCTCAAATATATTAGGTTTCGCTCCACGAAAGACACGATACTCATCCACACCAATAGTAAATAATACTTCAACTTTAAGACCTTTCTCATTAATGCTATTTACTAACTGACCCCTACTAATCTTTCTAAAAGGTTTGTTAAACAAAACAAAACACAGTGCATCTAAGAGTGTAGATTTACCTGCACCGTTTGCACCAACAATAAGAGTTGATGAAGATTCATTAAGTCCAATTTCAGTCCATTGATCACCTGTGGAAAGAAAGTTTTTCCACTTAATATTTTCAAAAACAATCATTAATCAGTTTTGATTTTTGGAATAAGTAAGTCAGTTGATTTTATTATAGCATAAGAATAACCATAATTGCCACAATTCATAGCAACAATATCTGTATCTACTTCCATTATATCAAGTTCTTCTTTATAATCTTCTGCCTCTAAGAGTATCATGTATCTTGTAGCATCATCCTCAGATTCAAATACCTGTACTACTTTCTTAGACTTATCTGGTTCGTTAGGTTTTGCAGTAGCATAAACACCACCAGTTTTTTTATCAGTAAGAATAAACATTATAGTTCTGATGCCTCTACATATAGTGATCGCATGACAGACTTAACGTTAGGTTTACTTACTCTTAGATCTATCTCATCTATATATTTGTCTAACAATGTCATTGTATCTTCGGTTTCTAGCACTTCACTTCCATTCTCTAGTTCCACACTAAGGTCTTCAACAATCTTAAGATCTGCACAACCCATATCTTGTATACGTTTTACAGCGTAATCAAACTTTTGATAGTCTCCTTTATCTTCTACAATTAATTTGACGAATGATCCTCTGATTTCTGATTCGTCTGGGAGAGTAATTCCAGAATTATAATACAGTTTATAAAAAACATCAAAGGGATTCCTATAAAAAGTAGTTTTGAGAGTGTCAGTATCAAAGACGTGAAACCCTCTTTTCGCTGCGTAGTCATTCCAATATAGTTGATAAGGATTACCTAAGTATCTGATATTACCTTTGGTGGATTTTTGATGATAGTGTCCAGAGAATACTTTTTTAAATTTACTAAACACACTGGGATCCATCCCACCTTCCATCACATGACCTGGATGAGCCTCAAAACCGTTAAGCTCCAAATGACCCATGCAGACAGGGGCATCAGATTCTTGTATAACTTTGAGAAATCGTTCCCTATTGTCATCACAAATCCAAGAAAGGAGAAGAATAGGTAGACCATCAAAAGTGACAGTAGCGTGGTCGTCAATGATTGTGATGTTATCGTACCCTCTGAGTAATTCATTTGGGGCATTAACTCGTAGAGTATTTTTGTAGTATATGTCATGGTTGCCAACAAGCATGGTCATGGGGATATCCATGTCTCTCAATGGATCAAACCACATTTCTTTTGATTCGTTTAGAGACATAAAATTAATGAATCTACGACGATCAAAAGTATCACCTAAACAAAGAACCTGTTTAATACCAGATGCTTTGATAAAAGGAATTACAATATCACTGTAAAACTTTTTGTAATGATTGATAAAATGTTGATTGTCATTACGAACTCCAAAGTGTTGATCTGTAATTAGGAGGATCTTCATCGTTTAGAATTCATTTCGACACGGGACTTAATTTGATTATACTCTGCTCCGCCATCTCCGTCAACCGTAAATACATGATCGTATCCAGATTTTTCTATAATCTTTTCTTTTATATCCATCTGTCTTTTCTCTTTTGCAATTCTTCTTAGAAAAGCATAGTATACAATTTGAGTGAAATATGCAAAGGGATTCCTTGATTTGTTAGGATCAAAGTTATCAATATATTGTATACAGTTCTCTATACCATCACAAACCATATCATCCTTATACATGTAATTGATAAAGTTTGGTCTGTATGATAAGTGGGTAGCAATCTTCAAGAAGCAACCACCAATATAATCGTTTACACGAGGTTTTGGTAATTCATTTTCTTTAGCATGTTCAACCTTTTCCTTGTACTTTATAATCGCTGCAAGGAATTCTTTGTTATCAACATAATGCTGTCGCTTCTTAGGAGCTGCTTTTTTCATATGTTTCTTGGTTTGTATCTATTATAGCATACTTGACAAACCTGTCAAGAACATGTATACTAACACTGTAAGGGTTCAGAGGGAATATATAAGTTACTTTTTAAATATCTTTTCTAGTAAATCGCGAATATCTTTTGTGTTACCTAGATATCCTTCAGCAGTGGAGGGTGGCACTTCGCGTTTTTTCATTTGTCTTTCATGAACCTCGTCTCCCATAATATATGCTTCATACATTAGTTGAACAGGTTTACTCATTGTTGCCATAGTCATCAAGTCCTTTT